ATTGCAATCATACATTTGTTTTTGTTAGGATTTGAAGATGAGATGTCTAATTTTACCTTGTCTTTAACCAATCCTTCAAAACAGGCCGACTTATTAATGGTTGATGTTTGGAAGGAAAAAATATTATTATACAAAGATATGGTCACGGCAATTGAGGGTATTGCTCCAACATCAGTGTCTTGGGCTAAAAAACATATTCTTGGGTTTTCTGATGAAGATATTAAACTTGATTTACAACAACAAAGAATTGAGAAAGCAGTTGGTGCTGAGTTAACTAACACCGCACAAGTAATTACACACACAGGATTGTTTGACAACTTAGATAAATTGTATGGGGCTAAAAAGACAGGTGAAGGTACTGAGGCGGCACCTCCTGATGAAACACCTGGTGAGATAGGTGGAGGATTGCCTGAAATGGGAGGTGAGGAACCTGCTCCTCCATCACCCGCACCACCAGCACCAGGTCCCGAATTAGCACCTGAATCTAAAAAAAGTAACTACAACATTTTAATTGAGGGGTCATTGTTTGAAGATGAAACTGAAATAGATTTAAGTAAAGCAAGAAATTCTTTAATAGAAATGGAAGATAAATTAAATAACTTACTTAATGATTGATATTTATATTAAAAAATACAATTATGAAATTTGGTTATATTAAAAGTTTGATTGAAAATAAATTTGTGGATTCTTACAAGAAGAATACCATTAAAGAAGATTTGGCTTATTTTAAAAAGAATATTTTAAAAGATAATTCTTTTTCAAATAAAATGTTTTTATATTCTAAATTATCAGAAAGTTCGGGTTTAAATAAAGATGATGCTGATTTCATGATAAATCAAATTGTATTTGAATGTCAGAAATATGATTTGAAAAAAGAAACAATTTCTAACATAAAAAAATGGACAAAAGGAATTGTTTGTGAAAATAATTATGAAACTATTGATACTTTAATTGAACCAAATAGTATAATTATTGAATCAAAAATTGAGGCCAAAAAAGAATTAATTAAATCTTTAACTAAGACAAAAAAAATTAAAGAAAGTACTCAAAAAATTCCAATCAGTACTTTAATTAAGGCGGCAAATAATTCATTAAAAAAACATTTAGATACTTTAGACGAGTCAATAAAAAGTAAAGTTATTGACATTATAACACCAAATGAAGAAAAATTTACAAAATTGAAAGAGGATACTATAAAAAATTTAGATTCTTTAATTGTTTCTTCAAATGATAATGAGATTAAAAATTATTTAAACGAGACCAAAGAAAAAGTGAAAACTACAACTTTTTCAAATGAGGAATACTCTAAATTGTTTAATCTTAATGAAGGTATATTAAATGGATAATTTTGACATTTCTATAATTTATTACTAAATTTAAATTAAGTAATAAACGAGAGATGTTAAAAATTAATGAAGAAAGGGAAATCCTGTGTCATCAAGGGATACAAAAATTTAAAGTGTAATTACGGCACTGTTGATTCAAAAGAATTTAAATCAATTTATCTAAATATACAATCATGGGTAAACCCAATAGAATTCTATGAGAATTGGGACAGACCTGTATCAAAATTTAATAGAGAAATTAAAACATTTATTAATGATATTTTAGACAATACATTATTTGATAGTAAATTTATTGTTGATTTAGATTTAAGAACAAGCGGGATTTCAGTAAAAAAGAAATCATTTATGAATTTAGAAATAACTTTTTTCATAAAGTCAAATGTCGAATTTAAATCACCAAGAATTAAACAGTCAATGAAATTTTTTGTTGACAATTTAAATTCCACAATGTTTAAAAAATCAGATTTATTCACTTTTCATTTAACTAAAACCGATAAATCATTAAAAATAGAAGAGTCTTAATATTTATAAAAAAAAAGACTCAATGGATAATTATAAAGTTTTAGGTCCTAAAGACACAGGAAAGGGAATTCTAATTGAATATGATGCGGGATATGTGTCCCCAACAGAATTTTCAAATGATAAAATAATTAAAGAAAGTTTAAATGCTTCAGATTATTCAAAACCATTTGAATTCTATGCGGTGTTACAAAAATATAATACACCAAACAGAAACGGTAGAGTATATCCTGAAAAAATATTAAAGAGAGAATCTCAAAACTATCTAAAAAATTATATTGACAAAAATATTGCAATCTCAGAGTTAAATCATCCGGAGTCTTCGTTAATTGATTTAGATAGAGTTTCCCACATAATTACTGAAATTTGGTGGGAGGATAATGTATTAGTTGGAAAGTTGCGTTTATTAACATCACCAGGATTCCATGAAAGAGGGATAGTTTCAACAAAGGGAGACCAAGCCGCTAACCTATTAAGATTGGGAGTTACATTAGGTATATCCTCAAGAGGTGTTGGCTCATTAAAAAAAGTAGGAGAACAAAATGAAGTCCAAGATGATTTTGAATTAATTTGTTTTGACTTGGTTCACTCTCCATCAACTCCGGGAGCTTATCTTTTTAAAGATAAAGGTGATAGAATGAAATATGAAGAAAATTTACAAGAGGAAAAATTAGATAGAATGGATACGAAATCACTTGATTTAATGAAAAAATTAACTCATTATTTAGGTAAATAAAAAAAATATGGAAATGGACGAAAAATATTTTGTGGCAAAAGTACAATACGATTTGCCAGATGAAAACTCAGGTAAAATTAAAAAAGTGAGAGAAGAAAAACTTGTTAAAGGTTATAATGTCACTGATGTTGAGGCAAAGGTGACCAAAGCTTATGAATCTTTTAGTTATGATTGGAGAATTACTTCAGTTGCTGAAAGTAAGATTGATGAAATTTTTGAATAAAAATTAATTTTTATTTTTCAATTTAAAGAGCCTGAGGGCTCTTTTTTTTTGCTTAAATGTAAGTTTTTTTAACCTGTGACATATTTATATGAAAATGCATAAAATGGCAGATAACAAATTAATTGAAGAAACATTACTCCAAATTAAAAATTTGGAAGAGGTTATTAATGAAAACGCAAAAGAAATACTTCATTCTACAATGAAAGAAGAAATTAGCGAATTAGTAAAGGAGTCTATGAAAGATGAGACTAACGAACAAAAAGAAGTCGATGATTTAGAGATTGACGACGAAGATGGTTCAGAAGAGATTATTTCTACTGATGACATGGGAGGTATGGAAGACATGGAAGACATGGATGACATGGACGATATGACTGGTATGGAAGACATGGATGACATGGACGATATGACAGGTATGGAAGACATGGACGATATGGATGACATGGATACTATTGATTTAACAGACGCCTCTGATGAAGAAGTTCTAAAAGTTTTTAAGGCAATGTCCGCTGATGATGAGATTACTGTTACACAAGACGGTGATTATATTCATTTAGAAGATGATTCTGAAGATGTTGAATATTTAATTCAAACAGAATCAACAGAAGAAATGGATGAGTCTAAAGAAGATGAATTAGAAGAATCATATGAAGAAATGGATGAGTCTGAAGAAGATGAATTAGAAGAATCATATGAAGAAATGGATGAGTCTGAAGAAGATGAATTAGAAGAAACTATCTATGAAGTTGAAATGGATGAATCTTGGTTAGAAGAAGATGACATGATGAGTGAAATTGCTATGTCAGATGAAGAGTCAATGTCTCCTGAAAATATGACTGAATCTAAAAAAATGATGTCAAAACCAAAAGTTGGTAAGGGAGCAAAGACAGGTTCAGCTAGTAAATTTTCCTATAAAAAATCTAAAGGTGGTTTCAAAGAATCAATGAAACAAGGCACTAAAGGTGTTGGTATGGGAAAAGCTAAGTTTGAATTTAAAGAGTCTGAAATTTTTGATATGCCATCAAGAACACCTAAGTTGAAGAAATCTGAAGCTAAAGAAGCCGCTCGTACTTACGGTACAGGTTGGAGAAAAGGAGCTTTACCAAAAGGTGCAAGAGCAGGTCAAGAAAGTGCAAGATTACACACGGAATCTGTAAATCCTGAAGTTGAAACTTTAAAATTGAAAAATGAAGAATATAGAAAAGCGTTAAATTTATTTAAAGATAAACTTAATGAAGTCGCTGTATTCAATTCAAATTTAGCTTACGCAACAAGATTATTTACAGAACACTCAACTTCAAAACAAGAAAAAATCAACATTTTAAGAAGATTTGATTCCGCTGAGTCGTTAAAAGAGTCTAAAGCGTTATATAAAACGATTAAAGAAGAGTTAGGTTCAAAAATTGGTAATAATTCAATCAATGAATCAATTGAAAGAATTATTGAAAAAGAACCACAATCTGGTTCAGCAATTAACCTAATTGAATCTAAGACATATGAAAATCCTCAATTTTTAAGAATGAAGGATATTATGTCAAAAATAATAAAATAATAAACTAAAAAATAATAAAACCTAAAAAATAAAATGGGAGCATTATTAGAAAGTGGATTAGTTGGTAACATTGGTCTTAAGCACCTTAAAGTTATCAAGGAAGACACTATAAACAAATGGGACAAATTAGGGTTCCTTGAAGGTCTTAGAGGCCACCTAAAAGAAAATGTTGCACAATTATATGAGAACCAAGCTTCTCATTTAATCAATGAGGCATCATCAACTGCAGATTCAGGTTCTTTTGAAACTGTTGTTTTCCCAATTATCAGACGTGTATTCTCTAAATTGTTAGCGAATGATATCGTTTCTGTACAAGCTATGAACTTACCAATTGGTAAATTGTTCTATTTTGTACCTCAAATCCAAGGATATTCAGGTGGTACTAATTATTATGGTAATAACGCAACTAGTGGTGAACACATTGCTCCTGTTGGTTCTCCTGGTAACTATCCCGGTGACCCTAATGGTGGTTATACTACTCCTCTAGGTAGTGGTGACTACAATAACACTTATAGTAAGAATCTTTATGATTTATTCTATGAAGGAACTGAACCTGGTTTAAATCCTGGTGGATTGTTTGATTATTCTAAAGGACCATTTTGGGTTGTTACTGCCGATACTGCAACTGTTGCTTGGAACGGAGCCGGTGCATTAATTTCGTCAGGGTATTCTCAAAACGTAGGTGCAGAATTCCGTAAGGTGTTGATTGGAATGTCAGGTTTCTCAAATGTCGGTGATGGTAAGTTAATCGGACCTGATGGACATGAAATGGATACTGAATCATTCTTATCTGATTTAAGAATTATCGGGGTATCGACAAACGCGTTTACATCGGCAAATGTAACAACCCCTTACTTATTTAGAGTAGTTACTCAACAATATGCAAAAGGAATTGTTCAGTATGGTAATTCAACTACAACAACTTGGAACAATAGTTTACTTAATGCAGGTAGTACTAATCCAGGTAACGGAGGCTCATTCCAAGATATTTGTAGTGCTAATGGTGTTATTTATTTAGAAGTTGATTTACAACAACCAGCATGTATTTCATGTGGTCAAACAACTCCTGACGGATACACAGGTTCAACATTCTCTTCATCTACAGCTACAAACAACGCGTTTAGAGCTCTTTATAGAAGATATAAAGAATTAGAATTTGAAGACAAAATTGGTGAAGTTTCTTTCAATTTAGAGTCTGTTACAGTTTCTGTTACTGAAAGAAAGTTAAGAGCACAATGGTCTCCTGAATTAGCACAAGACGTAGCGGCATTCCACAACATCGACGCTGAGGCTGAATTAACGGCTTTATTGTCTGAACAAGTTGCGGCTGAAATTGACCGTGAAATCTTGCGTGACTTACGTAAAGGTGCGGCTTGGACATTACGTTGGGATTACAACGGATGGAAGCGTCTGAATAACCAATCAACTCCATACACTCAAAAGGACTGGAACCAAACTTTGATTACTGCGATTAACCAAATCTCAGCTCAAATTCACAAGTCTACTTTGAGAGGTGGAGCTAACTGGATTGTTGTTTCTTCTGAAATCTCTGCGATTTTTGACGATTTACAATACTTCCATGTATCAAACGCAGCTCCTGAGCAAGACCAATACAATATGGGTATTGAGAGAGTTGGAACATTAAGTGGTCGTTACCAAGTGTATCGTGACCCATACTTCCCACCAAACACTATCTTGATTGGTCATAAAGGTACATCTTTATTGGACACTGGTTACATCTACGCTCCATATGTACCGCTTCAGTTGACTCCAACTATGTATAACCCATTCAACTTCACACCTATCAAAGGTATCATGACTCGTTACGCTAAGAAGATGGTTAATAACCGTTTCTTCGGTCGTATCATCGTTGATGGAGTTCGTACATTTGACTTAAACGAATTAAGATAATATATCTTAATCTATATAAAAAAAGGTCAGAGAAATCTGACCTTTTTTATTTATTTAATATTCTTAAACATCTTGATATTATTTCAGATTCTTCTAAACTAAATGCACCTCTTTTATGTGCAATTAATAAAGACTGTTTCATAATTAAAATACTATGTTCCTCAGTCATATTATTTAAAAGTTCATTTAACTCATCATTAGTATTATAATGTATTAAATTTAAAATAACTTTTTCTGATGTTAATTCGTTTATTTTATTTTGAATATTTTCTAAAATCTCTTTTTGTTCCATATAATCGTATATTTATATAATAATATAAATTTAATTTTAATATGAAAAGTATTAGAGAAATTATTACTAAAACTTTAGGTTTATCATTAAATGAAATGACGACCACCTCAAATGCTGGGGGGACATATAAACCACCTTTAAGACCAGGCTTAAGGAAATGGTTTAAAAAAGATTTAAAACCATATACTGAAATTACTTCGGAATATATAGATGCTGAATTAAATTACGATACATTAGATGGTCACACTAAAAAAAGTAAAAAAGAAATTAAAAAAAAAGAAAATCATGCAAAATATATTAGAGATACTGATTATGAAATAGATTCTAAAGATGAGGGTGATGATGAATATGCAAAAACACCATTTGTTTCAGAAGCGGATAGTTCAATTACATCAGGGATGTATAATGGTCCATTAGAAATTGGGTTAAAAAAATGGAGAAAACAAGAATTAAGTCCGTTTACTGAATTATCAAAACACAATGTAAACAAAGCAAGAAAACAAAAAACTTTAAAAAATAATACTAAAAGAGTTGTTGGTGTTTGGGAAAAACATCATGAAGATGGATATAAAATACCAACACATGATGCTCATACAATTAATGAGGATTTGGCGGTTTGGTTTGGAACAAAGAAAAAACCTAAAGGAAGTAAACAACCAAAAGGTCCTTGGGTTAATATATGTAAAAAAGTTGACGGTAAACATCCTCCTTGTGGTAGACCTGATGCGAGTGATAGAGCATATCCTAAATGTAGAGCTGCGGGAGTTGCAGGTAAAATGTCAGACTCACAAAAAAAAGCGGCATGTGCTCAAAAAAGAAGAGCTGAAAAAACTAATCCAAAAGTTGGCACAGGTAATAAACCAAAAATGGTATCATACAAACCAAGGAAAAAAAATACAAATGAAGAACAATTAATCAAAAGATTAATTAATAAGTTAAAATGAAAATTTGTCTTAAAATAGAAAAAAATACAATTAATAGTAAGGAAATAGAACTTGTTAAAAAATTCTGTGCACTATTAATGAAAAAAATGAAATTATCTAAAGATTTAAAAATTGAATTTTTAAATAAAAGATATGGTGAAATGACCACAGGTTCTTTTGTCCCTAAGAAAAATAAAATTAAAATTCTATCTAAAGATAGGATGTTTGCAGATATTTTAAGAACATTATCACATGAATGGGCACACGCGTATGACCATGAAAAATTAAAAATTAAAGACAGAGCCGATATTGGAGGTAAATCAGAAGATTTTGCTAATTCTAAATCAGGTGAACTTACAAAACTTTTTATTAGAAAAAACAAAAATAAAGAAAAAGAGATTTTTGATTAATCTCTTTTGTACATAGTTGATGGAAATTGAGAATTAAACTCTTTTAGAGCATTTACATATTCATCTTCATATTGTCCAACTCTATCTAACACATCTTGAATTATCATAGCTCTTTCAAATTTAGAGTATTTTGCAAATCCTTCTCTAAGATGTTTTCTGATTGTATTTTTTAAATCGTTATTATTCATTTTCTGATATTTTATTATAAATATCACTTAATGAATCTTTTATTTGTAAAATCATTTCAGTATCATAAATTTCACCCCTTTTCTCTAATTCATTCTCAAAAGAATTAGTTAGTTTTCTTTCGTTGTTAGGGGTTAATTTGATTTCATATGAAT